ATGAAGATAAATATGGTAAATGTGAAAATGTAGAAAAAAAATTTAAATGTCATATTTTATTAGTTAAAACTAATGGAACACGAGACAAAATAAAAGGATTTGTTGATTTTATTAAAAATAATAAAACTAATGATAAATTGTGCCATCTATTATGTCATCATGATAATAATATGGGTTGTGGATGTTTAAATTTAGATAATTCATATGATTTTGGTGGCGATAACTATAATTCGGTATGTTTAGGTCCCGATGATAAAAATGTACAAGGTATCGCACCAGTTACAAGTTATAGCATGATATACTTTTTAAACCCATATAATAATGATGTAGAAGTAAAACCATGGACCAAATACAATTATTAATATTAATCATCTAAAAATTTAAACTTTTTTAAATTATCTTCAATTGGCATTAATTTATATTTTTCCACTTTTTGCCAGAAATCATTTATTTTTGGAACAATATCTTGCCACATATCTTTATTAAATGTTTCTCTTTGAATATTCATTAAATTGAGTTCCCAGTAAATTAATTTATTAAATTTAGCTCGCATATTATCATAATTTTTAATTTTTTCATTGATATTATTATAACATTCATTGGATTTCAGATATTCGTCGCTATATAAATATTTATATTCCCCATCACATTGATACTCTGCGATAATACCATGGTCTACCTTTTTATATTTATATTTATCTATATAAGTTTCACAATCTAATTCCTTAAAATCACATTCGACATAATCACATTCTGTTAAATTACATACCGCAAGTTGTCCTTGTATCTGCATTTTATATTTATCCGGAATATACCCGTCAACAATTTTTCTTGAAAATGGGCACTTAATTTCAATCATAATCCCCAAATCATTGATTCCATCAGGGGATGCTCCAAAATGTTCATTATTTTTATCACATATCAATCCAAAATCATGAACAATGATATCATTATTTACCTGAGAATAACATCTTGATGCCATTGCTTCGTACATTGTACCCCATTTTAATGCAGGAATAGAATTATAGTTTGTTTTATCTATCGTGATCTTTGCTTTTTTTTTAGCAATTCTATCACTTGTTGCCCCTTTTTTAATTGCATCACATAAATCACTTGCCGTCAATCTTGTATCACGGGCATCAAACCATGCCTTAGTTCTCTGTTCAATAATCGGGACATCCATCAATTCCTTTAAAATTACCCTATTATTACTTATAACTTGCAATCTATTAGTAATTATATTTTTATCAATTGATGTATTTTTTTTAATAATATTATCACATTTAGTCACAATATCACAATTATCTTCATTTTTAATCATATTATATATTTCGCTATCAATGATATTTTTAATTTGTGATATAGACATTTTGTCAATATTAATATATATTAATATATATTTATATAGAATTTTTTTGCTCATCTTCACATATTTTTTGATATGCTTTTGAACTTTTAAACTTCTTATCAATTTCAGCATTAATTCTATAATATAATTTCTTACTATTAAAATCAATTTGGGATGGGTCAGATGTCATTTTTTTATTTTTACTCATTTTATTTTCATAAAGTTCAATTAATTCGGCATTTTTAGTTTCTAAAATCTTATCAAAGTTTAATGTATCCATATTAATATTAATATTATATAATTACATCATTTTTTTATATAATTGATAAAAAAATAGGCAATTACTTTATAATATAATATATTACTTAACATACATCTTTCGCGAATCCCATCCCCAATGTAGTAGTGTTTGTCTTAGTCTCGGATATATAGTTTCGCTATTACTTCCTTCCGTATTTATTTTGCGTTGTAACTGATTTCTAAATCTACCCTTGGGTCCTGCTGATTTTTTCCATCTATTTATTTGCCGTAAGTCATCTTCTGTACGTCTGCCATTATAAAAATTGCAATACCATTCTATCCAACCATAAGGGTCTATATCTTCTTTAATCCAATTTTTACTCATCCAAAATTCATAGGATGTTCCCACAACAACATTATATCTATTGGCACTTTTATCATATTCTTGTTGTGCTATTTTATTTTTTGGAATACCTTTAAGAAACTTAAACTTTTTATGATGATTTTTATATACTTTACCTGTTTTAGGTGATTTCAATTCTCTAAAATAAAAGCCGCCCATAATGCCTATTTCAAACATTTCCTTAGGAGTTACATTTGGCTTAAATTCTGGATAATCTATAAACTTATTCATTACTCTAAAAAATGAGTACATAATTTATAAAATCTATAAAAGTTTTAAAAGTTTATAAAAATCATAGAAAAATAAAATTATGTACTCACTTTTAATAAATATATAAATAAAAAATGATATAATATAATTAATCTTAATCGTAAAATGTCTTCAAATGAAGATATTAAAGAATATAGTAATAATAATCCAGTAGGAAAATGTGTAGAATATAATAATAATAATCCAATAGGTGAATGTAGAATATGTAATAAATCTATAAAACAATATAATAATGATGGAAACTATTGTGTTTATTGCGAACTATGTAGATATTTACTTATAGAACAAATAGAAAAAGAAGAAAATGTAGAATATAAAAAGAAATTAAGTTATATTACCGATAATGGGTGGTGATATAAAAGTACTTTTATATAGTTATTTAATTTTTATAATTAAATGACGTACCACAACCACAACTTATTGCTAGTTTTTTATCAGGAATAAAAACGAATTTCCCTTCAAATATCCCCTTATTTAAATCTTGTTTTAAATAATCTATTGTTGTTCCTAATAATAGAAATTCACTCCTTGGATCAATTAATACATTAACATTATTTTTTGTTTCTATAATTGGTTTCTGTTTTAAAATATCATTATAATTATCATCAGTTATAATTTTGAAGTTATAGTTAAATCCGTTACACCCACCACTTGATGCTGATAACATAAATGAGTTATTAATATTATTTTTAATAACATTAAACATTTTTAACCATGCATTATCAGTAATAATTAACTTAATCATTATTATTCATTAATATTATTTATTATTTAAATAAACTATATTCATATAATTTTAATGTTAATACACCTTTACTCAAAAGTTCTTTATGAAAATCCTTTATAGTCCCAATATTATTTTTGAGATATTTATCTCTTAATCTAATTATTTCAAGTTCACCTATTTTATATGCCAATGCTTGTCCAGGATCATCAATATATCTTAATAATTCATTTTTAATATTATTAGAATCCAATGATGTATAATTATTCATGTATTTATAGGCTTTTTTATAAGACCAGTTGTAATAATTTATACCAACATCAACTATTAATCTTATAGCTCTCAATAATTCGTATGATAATTTACCATAATTATCCAAATCAGTATAGTAATCATTGCCTAAATTTTCAGTATATAAAGCCCATCCTTCTGAGAATCCAGATTCTTGTGTAGAATATATCTTATAATTAGGAATATTGTTATTTAACATCAACCTATATTGATAGTGATGTCCGGGTACACCTTCGTGAATACTTAAAGTAAATGTATCATATTTATATTTTGTTAATTTTCTATTTAAATAAAAATAACTTTTTTCATTTTTTGATACAGGATAATAATATGCAGCAGGGCTACTATTTTCTAATTCTTTTTTAACAAATTTAATATTATAATTTTCAACTTTTTCATGGAAATATTTATTTATTATTTTTTTATTAATTATAGAACGTTTTCTTATAAAATCTTTATATTGTAAACTACTATTTTTGTAAATATTATCTTTATTATTCATATAAGTGTAATAATTCTTTAACTTTTTGATATTTGTTGTTTTATACATTAATTTACTTAATTCATTCTCTATTTTATTGACTTCTTTTAAACCAATATTGTATATTTGTTGTGGTAATAAATCAAGAGATATTTGCGATTTAACAAATGCTTTATATATTGTTTTGCCATTTTTTAATTTACACAACCCAATACCATCCTGACAATATTTAAAATACGTTTTATCTAAAAAATTAAGTATATGTATTATAGGTTTTTTATAATTGTTATTAATTATATTCAAATAATCGTTATTATAATATTTTTTAGGAACATCAATAATATATAAATTATGTTTTAAGAAACCTTTTAATTGCGAAATTATTTTATTACAAGAAAACTTTGATATTGTTAAATTGTTATTAATACCTTCGTTTAGTCTCATAATTATTGTTTCAACAATATCAGGAAAACATTTAATTCTTGAAATTAAAAAATTATAATCGTTATCACTATTTATTTTGTAATATATTTCATTTAAATCTTTAAATAATGTTATTATATTGTTGGAACAATTTAAAGGGAATAAATAATATCTTATATTTAATAAATCTAAATTATTTTTAGATATTATGAATAAATTTTTATCATATAAATCGTTACTATTTTTTGACAATTTATTATATTTTATTAATAATTTTTTGTATTCAATAATAAAATAATGTGAATAATAATTTGTATAAATATTTTTATCACATGGTTCACCTATGGATGCAGCAAATGTTTGGTCAAGTTTAAGATATTCATAGAAATATTTTTTTAATAACATATTCTATTAAAACTAATTATTAATAATAATTGAAATGAAATCTTGACGTTCTTCAACTGTTAATCCTGCTAAATATCTGTTTATTTTTGTTTTAGGTAATATATTTGAGTTTTTGTGGAAATTATATATAGCAATTGAACTATTATTATTATTTTTAATTTTGAAAGCTAATTGTCTAAGCATTTTATTGTAATTTTTATCAGTTATTTTTAACATATAAGCAATATCATCATTCCAAAATGACATTAAATCGTTGTCAATAATTGAATATATATTAAAATCATCAGTATAATCATCGTTATATTCATAGCCTATTTTTTCATATTGTTTAAATATACATATTTTTGATATTTTATAATTTGTTATATCTTCTAATAAATTTTTATTTTGAGGATTTCTTACTTTACTTAAAATTAAATTTTGTAAATCTTCTGGTAACTTATCAAATACATTCATCATTTTCTATATTATTATTATATATATGAATCATTTTTTATATATATATAAATATTTACTTGATTTCTTTAATATATATACGATGCTTTATAATTTCCATATATTGATATTTATTATTACCAAATGAACGCGATATACCTGTATCTGTATACCATACATTACTATTGTAAAATTTAATTCCATCCATTACTGTATGACCAACAAACATAAAAGTACAATTAATACTTTTTAACATTTCATTTAAATCATTTTGATTATCTAATTCTCGTGTCCACAATATTCCATCATAATCTAATAATATTTTATCAAATATTTCTTTATCTTCTTTTAAAACATTATTATGTAGTACAAAATTCTTCCAAATCCTATTTATATAAGATATATCTTTATTATATTTTTTTAATAATTCAAAATGTTTTGTTGTTAGCCCAGCATGACAAAATAATAATTCACCTATTTTTAATACGATAGGGCGTTTGGATAATATAGGTGATAATGTTCCTTTTGCTTTAAATAATTCGGTTCTTTTATTTTCATTATTAGCCATACTTTTATTTGAGACATAACTATAATTACCAATTACATTCATAAACTCATGATTACCTATTATAGAAATAAACCGCCCACCTTTTGATTGTGCAAATTTATCTAGTAAATTAGTAAAATATATTACCTCTACATCATCTAATACTTCCCATTCTACAATTGACTCATCTCTATTTAAACTATCAACTTGATCTCCCATTTGTACCACAACTGTATTAGGTGGTTCAGCAATCCATTCAATATTATTATTTATTATTTTTGCGTCAATTAATATAGTTTTTAATCGTTTAATATCACCATGAATATCACCTATAATAACCAATCTATCACAATAAGGATATTCATATATAATATCATCTCCAATCATCTCGTAATCGTTTAACTATTATATAACTTATATAACTTATATAAATTTATATAATAGTTAAACGATAAAATATAGTGAATAAAAAGAAGATATAAATAATAAAATATAATAAAGACTATAAACACTAATATAATATTATGAATTTAAATATATATTTAATTTACACAGAAAAGCTTGAAAATCGCCAAGGTAATATCAATTCTAGTTTAGAAGCAATAAAAAATATATGTAACGAAATTAATATTAATTTTAAGTTAAATATAATAACTACACCATGTAATGATACAATTGATAAAAATATAGAAGTATATAATAAACGTGTTGATTATTCTAAATTTCCTGACGATAATGAATATAACAATTATATATCATCATTAAACTCATATCAAATCTCTAATTATGAAAAGCAGAAAAATGCTTTCAAACATATAATTGATAATGATAATGACAATAATAATGATAACATATATATGATTATTGAAGATGATATAATAATAAGTAAAGCATATCTAGATAACATAAAAATACTGTTGGTAAATATTAATGAAAAAAAATGGGATATTTTATTTACATCTCTAAATGTGATAAATAATAAAGAAGATTTCATTGAATACAAAACAATATATAAAAAATTATTATCAAAATCATGTTATTTTATAAAACCAAAAATATGTAAATTATTATATGAATCAATGGATATATTTAAATTACGTTTCAAACATCTTTTATGTAAATTTATTAATGATAATAATTATAATGTACTATTTTATAATAAAAATACATTTGTAGAAGGTTCTAAATTAGGTATATATCCTTCATCTGTTAATCCCAATAATTATCTATATTTTAATAATAATTATATAGAACTATCTAAGATTTCAAATAAGCCTGTTATTGAAGAAGAAGATATTACAAAAGCATTAGAAATATTTAATAATAATCATTTTGATTCTCCTGATTTTCTTAATGTTTTATCAATATTATATGTTAAAAATAAAGACTATGGTAATGCAAAGAAATATTCATTAGAAGCACTTGAATGTATGAAAAGAAATAAGGGCTATCTACAAAAAAATTGCGACATTTTAAATAATTGCATCAACATGTGGCAATATGAACAAAATATGTTAGATGACTGTATAAAATCAATTCCTAAATATTAAACTTGCGAAGAGCTATCTTGTGATTTTTTAGATAAAACATCTAATTGTTTAGCTAACTTATCTACAACCTTTTCAACATTTAGAATTCTTTGTAATAAAGCTTCGGCATCTTTTTTGCTACTTATCATTACATGTTTAGATGCTTCTAATGCCGAATCACTTTTGCAACTAATTACATTTATTTGTGCTTCTAATTTAGCAACTTCTTCGCTGTTGTCAACTGATTTTGACGCTTCTTTGTCAACCACCATATTAGATAATTTGTTTTCAATTTGTATAATTTTATAATTTAAACCTGATAACGACATATTCTACTCTATTATTAATCTAATATAATAAATTATTTTATTTTTACACAATAATATATAAAAAATGATTATATACCTTTAATATTAGAAAGATTAAATATGATTATACCTGTTAGATGTTTTACTTGCGGTAGAGTAATGGCTGATGTTGTTGATTATTATGAAAAAGAGAAAGCAAATATTGATGAAACAAAAAAAGTAGATAAACTTTATAAAAACTTTGATAAAATTCATACTGGTAAAATTTTAGATAATCTTGGTTTAAAAAGATATTGTTGTAGGAGAAATTTAATTGCAAATATTGATATGATGGAAATTATTTAAATTATCTTTTATACGATTAAAGTAGATTAAATAATTTAATTATGGAAACATCAAAACTTGAAATTGAAGAAAAAAAAGAAGTAATAATACCTAAAAATGTTGAAAAATATATTGAAAAACAAATTGAAAATAAAATTAATACTTTATTGGAAACCTTACCTGAAAAATTACCAGATAATGAAATAAGAAATAATACATATAATTTAACATTGAAACAAGTATATAAAAATACATTGCAAACAGCAATTGATATAATAAATGATATAATTGAACTCAATAACACAAAAATCGCAGATACTAATTATTATATTACCAAAATAATACATATTTTAACAGAAGATGACCGAAAATTATATACTGGCATTATTCTTGTAATATTTTCCTTTATATTGTATTTTATTGATGGTGCATCCGTGTAATAATAAAATTATTAATAAGATAGATTAGATATATGAATTTTTTTATTGATAAAATCATTGGTAATTATAATTATTCATTTATATTTTTAGCATTATTATTTTACATAATGGCAAAATTAAATACACAAATATTACTAACTATAATTATAGTAATATTCATTTATGTAAACATTGATAATAATATTAAAAATAAAATTTTTAACAATAATAATAAAGAAAATGAAAAAGAATCAAAACTTGAAGATGATATCAAGGATATTGAACAAATAAATGTAGATAATTTTTATACAACTTATAATAAAAACAAAAATGTTAGATTTTTAGTTGAGAATAAAGACTTCGTTGATATAATTTATAATATTAGGTTTGTCAAAAAATTTGATAAGACAAGATATAATAATATTATAATAAATATGAATAAAATGATGAAAATATATATATATATATTATCTAACCGATATGAATTAAATACTTATTTACCTATAATTTATGATATAAAAGATTCTATATTAGAGATATTTTATTCATTAATATTTGTTGTGCCAAATAAGTTTAAGCATATATACGGTTTTGTCCCTCATGATGAAATTAATAAATCAATAAAAGATTTTATTAATAAATACAATAAAATGATTACAATTTTAACTAACTATGGAAATATCGA